CGATATTTCGCGCGAGCTGGACCGCGAGGACAACGACGACTATTGGAGCAAGCCCCCGACGACAAAGCGGGTGCTGGCGCCGTTCGAGGTCGTCGACGTGCTGAACTTCGGCGGGCAGTCGGTGATCGCCAACGCCCGGGAACAGCTTGGGGAAGCAGTGGCCGCGCAGCAGTACGGTGCGGGGTTTTTTGCCGGCGATGCCGCGCCCGCGTATGCTATCAAGTTCGAGCGCAAGCTCGATGCGGAAGCCGCCGAAGCCTTTCGCCGCAAATGGGGCCAGCGGCACGGCGGGCCCAAGCGGGGCGTGCCGTTGCTTGAGCAAGGTACGTCGATCGAACGGATCGGGATGCCCAACGAAGACGCGCAGTTTCTTGAGTCGCGTCAGTTTCACGTTGTCGAGATCGCCCGTTGGTTCGGCTTGCCCCCGCACAAGCTGGCCGAGCTGGGGCGTGCAACGTGGGGCAACCTGGCCGAAGAGCGGCAAAACTGGTACGAGTCGTTGTTGCCGTGGCTGACGCGCTGGCACCAAGAGCTGCAATACAAGTTAATTCCGCAGGCGCAACAGCGTCAGACGCTGATCAAGCACGTGGTCGAGGGCGTGTTGCGCGCCGACATCACCACGCGATACCAAGCCTATTCGATCGGGTTGGATCGCGGGTTTCTTACCCTGAATGAAGTTCGCCGCAAGGAAAACCTCAACGGCTACGGCGAAGAGGGGGACACGCCGCACGTGCCGGCGAACGTCACGCCGTTGGGTGAGGAGCCGCAGGATGACGAGCCAGGCGACGCGCGTGGTGTCGACGGATTGCAGACGGACAGCGAGGGTCGCGCGGCCGACAAGGTGCTCACCGAGGCGCTGGCCCGATTGGTGGCCAAGGAGGCGGCCGAGCTGCGCAGTGCGGCCGACAAGCCCGATCGCTTTACCGATTGGCTGGACGCCTTCTACGGGCGCAAGTGGCCCGACAAGCTGCGCGCGCAACTCAAGCCGACAATGGCCGCGCTGGACAGCCTGGGGCGGAGCGTGGACCTGGACGCATGGGTCGACGGCTGGTGCCAACGCAGCCAGGCCGAGGTGCTGGAGCTGGCCGGGCGCGCGACCCCGAAACAACTAAGTCACCTTGTGGACGCCTATTGCGATGGTCTAATTCGAAGCACCCACACGGAGCCAAGCGATGACTGAAATGGAAAAACGAGTCTACCACGCCCGCGAAGAGCTGCGGCTGATTGAAGAGGAGGGCAAGCCGACGCGCGTCGTGGGGCTTGCCGTGCCGTACAACCAGCTCAGCGATGACATGAACGGGCTGCGGGAGCAGATCGCGCCCGGGGCGTTCACCGAGGCACTGAGCAGCGGACGGGACCTGCGGGCCGATGTCGAACACGATCGGCGTCACCTGCTGGCCCGGACGAAAAACGGCACGCTCAAGTTCGAGGATCGCGCCGACGGCCTCTACATCGACTTGACGCTGCCAGACACCACGCTGGGCCGCGACACGGCCGCCGAGATTCGCAGCCAGACGCGCGACGCGCTGAGTGTGTCGTGGGAGTTCGAGGGCGTGGAGGATCGCTTTGCCAGCGACAGCGATAACCAAATCGTGCGCACCGTGACCAAGGCCCCGCTGACCGGAGTAGCCTTGACCGCCTGGCCCGCCTATCCGCAGACGGCGGGCACGCTGGCAATGCGCTCGCTTGATGCGTTTCTGGCCGAGCAAACCGCACGCGACAAGGACCTGTTGCGTCGGCGGCTCGACCTGGCCGAGGCAGAAGACTAACACCTCGTCTTGACCTGGCCGCGTGGCTCGTGGTATACCGAGCCTAGACAACTCATTCAGCCGACCGTGCCAGGGCAGTGCCCGCGCACGGGCACCGGCTTAGTCCTACCAGTCGCGCGGTTTCAGCGAAGGCGCGCTCTGTGTTTTCACACGGAGCGCGCCTTTTTTCGTGCGCTCCTGATCCAACGCAGGAGTCAACGAATGTTCGATACGACCGAACTGCGCGAGCGGCGTGCCAAGCTGCTTCGCGATGCGCGGGCCTTGATCGACAAGGCCGACGAAGAACAGCGCAGCCTTTCGGCCGAGGAAAACGGCCAGTACGACAAGATGTGGGCCGACCAGCAACAGCTCAAGGCGGAGATCGACGACCACGAACGGCGCAACGATCTCGAGCGCGAAGAGCAGCATCAGAAGCAGGCGGCCGAGGCCGAGCGCAAGCAGAAGGAACAGGAGGAAGAGCAGCGACGGCAGGAGCGGCCAACGTCTGGTCGACCGCAGGCGGCCGAGGAATACCGCACGGCGTTCGCCAAGTGGCTGTGTTTCGGCGAGCGCGCCGACTACACGCCCGAGGAACGTCGGGCGTTGTCCGCCGGCACGGGGACCGAGGGCGGCTATTTGTACGCCTCGGAACAGTTCATGATGGAGCTGATCCAGGACATCAACGACGCCACGGTCGTCCGCCAACTGGCCCGCGTGTTGCCGCCGCTCACCACCAGCGATTCGCTCGGCGCGCCGACGCTCACGGCGAAGATGAACGATGCCGAGTGGACCTCCGAGCTTGGGGTTCCCGACACGGACAGCGCGCTGAAGTTTGGCAAGCGGGCTCTCACCCCGCACCCGCTGGCCAAGGAAGTGCTCGTGAGCAAGGTGCTGGTCCGCAAGGTGCGCGAGGCCGAAACGCTGGTGCGTGGCGAGCTGGCCCGCGTGGTCAGCGAGGCGATGGAAAACGCCTACATGACCGGCGACGGCGCGCAAAAGCCGCTCGGTGTGTTCACCGCGTCGGACGACGGCATCACCACCGGCCGCGACGTGTCGACCGGCAACACGGCCAGCACGCCGAAGTTCGACGGCTTGAAGGCAGCCAAGTACGAGCTAAAACAGCCGTACTGGAGCCGCGCGCAGTGGGTGTTTCACCGCGACGTGATGGAGCTGATCGCCAAGCTGAAGGATGGCAACGGCCGCTACCTATTGCAGGATAGCGTTGTGCAAGGCGAGCCCGACCGGATGCTCGGCTTCCCGGTGCGTCTGTCGGAGTTCGCGCCGAACACGATCAGCGCCAGCCAATACGTCGGCATCCTCGGCGATTTCTCCAACTACTGGATCGTCGACAGCCTGGCAGCGCAGGTTCAAGTCGCGCGGGAATTGTACGTGCGCAACAACCAGGACCTCTACGTGATCCGTGCCGAAAGCGACGGCGCGCCGGTACGCGAAGAGGCATTCGTTCGCGTCAAGCTCGGCACGTGATCGCCGAAACCAACCGATTGCATAGGAGAGCATTGTGAACAGAAACCTCAATACCGAAGTGTCGACGCGGTTGATCGTCCCGCCGTTGGCGACCGGCGGCACGAACCACTACAGCGACTACGTGGACATGCAGAACTACGAAGGCTGCCGGTTTGTCGGGATCGTCGGCACCGTCGGCAGCACGTCCAGCGTGTCGATGCGCATTTACGGCGCGACCAGCTCGACCAAGGCGTCGACCTCGTACACAGCGCTGTCCACCGGCAGCGACGCCACCGTCTCCAGCTCCAAGGGCGAGGACGACGGCGAGTTCGTGGTCGACTGCTACCGCCCGCGCTATCGCTACCTGAAGGCACTGATCACGCGAACCGGCAGCTCGGCCGAGTTTGGCGGGGTGATTGCCGATCGGTACGGCCCGCGCGTGATCAGCTCGACCAAGAGCAGCACCAGCGCGGTCGCCACCGGCAAGGTGTTCGTCCAGCAAACGACCTGATAGGAGCCGACCATGACGTATCAAGGCGAAGTGTACCGCGAGCAAGGCGGCGACAAGTTCGTCGTCGGTTCGACGGGCACGATCGAAATCAACGGTACGCTGTCCAGCACGGGCACGGCCTCGTTTCGCACGATCTCCGCAAGTGGCGCGGTCTCGCTGTCGGGCTTGCTGTCGATCGCCAACGAGACGGTCAACGGCAACTCGACCGGTACCGCGTCGGCGCTGGCGTCGCACGGGCTAAGTGTGATCAGCTCCAGCGCGTCGACCGGCGCGCGGGCGTTGTTTAGCCTGCCGGCACCCGATGAAGCCGGCGTGCTCAAGGCGATCTTCGCCAGCCACGCCTCCACCGCAACCTGCGTGGTGAGCTGTACGGCGGCGACGATCGGATCGACCAAGAGCACGTTGACGTTCGACGCGGACGATGAGGCCGTGATGCTGGTCAGTGGTGCCAGCGCGTGGTATCTGGTCGGCAACGTCGGCAGCGTGGCCAGCGCCTAGGAGCAACGGTTGTGCTGCAATTAGTCACCGCACCAAGCACGACACCCGTGTCGATCGCCGAAGCGCGCCGGCATTTGTACGCCGCCGACGACGACAGCGTGGACATGCTCGATTTGTCGCAAAAGTTGTACGCGGCGGTCGAGTGGTGCCAACGGGAAATTCCAGGCAGCCGGCAAATCGCGCCCGCCACCTGGAAGCTCGTCCGGCGCGACTGGCCGGACAACGCCGACGATCACGATCGTTTGTTTCTGCCGCGGCCTCCGCTGCGTAGCGTGACGGAGATCAAATACGTCGACGCAGACGGCGTAACGCAAACGCTCAGCTCGACTGGCTATCAGGTGCATACCGGCTACGAGGGCCAGGGGTGGGTCGAGCCGGCCTACGCCGATACGTGGCCGAGCGTGCGCGACGTGCCCGACGCGGTACAAGTGACGTTCGAGGCGGGGTGGTCGAGCACGAGCGCGACGTGCCCGGAGGGCATCAAGCAGGCGATCTTATTGGTGTTGGGGCATTTTTGGCAGAACCGTGAGAGCGTCGTCACGGGCACGATCGTCACGTCGGTCGCCGACGCGGCGCGCTCATTACTCCGCCAATACGATTGGGGCAGCTACGCATGATCCTAGGCCAGCCGCGCCTCGGCGACCTGCGCCATCGCGTCGCCCTGCAAATCCTGGGCGGCTCGACGACGCCGGGCACGCGGGGCGAGTCACAACAGACGTGGCGCGAGGCGGGCACGGTGCGCGCGAAAATCGACACGCTCAACGGAGATGAACGGTATTTCGCCAACCGCTACCAGGCTGATGCAACGCACACCGTCACCGTGCGCTACCATCCGAGCGTAAGCGTGCGTGCGCGGTTCGTGTTTCGCGGTCGTACACTCCACGTCAAGCACGTCGACAACCTGGATCAGCGCAACGTCTGGCAAGTGTGCACGTGCGAGGAAGCAGTCGAGTGACACGCGACATCGACATTGCGCTCGTAGGCGACAAGAAATTGCTACGCAAGTTTCGCCGCTTGGGTCGGAAAGAGTCGCGCAAGGGGATTCGCCGGGGACTGCGCGCTGGCGCGAAGATCATTACCAAGGAGGCCAAGCGGCTCGCGCCACGCCGCACCGGCGCGCTGCGCAAGTCGATCAAGACCAAAGCCGGCAAACGGAGCCGCGCGAGCTTGTCGGTGGTGACAATCGTTGGGGAGGGTTTTTTCAAGGGCGAGGAGTTTTACGCAAGCTTCATTGAGTTCGGAACGGACCACATCGAGGGGCAGCATTTTATGGAGCGCGCGGCCAAGGCCAAGCAGGAGCAGGCCGGTCGAATTGCGACGCAAACCATCAAGCGGAAAATCGAACAGGCGGCCAGGTCATGAGTGCGATCGGGGAAAACCTATACACGGTGCTAACGGCCTCGACGGAAATTGCAGCCGTGTTTACCGCAGCCGGATCGAACGTCGCGGACAACGGCGCGGTCGAGCAGAACCGGATGCGCCAAGCGCCGCCCGATCCGCGCATCTGGTATCGGCGCGATTTGCAAAACGAAGAGCGTGATCTCGACGGAGACGGCGGCATTATCGACAGCATGTGGGACGTCGAGTGCCAGAGCGAAACGCTTGACACGGCCGAGGACCTGGCCGAGGCGGTGCGCGACAAGCTGGACGGATACCGCGGAAGCTTCGGTACGCAAACCGCGCTGGGGTGTTTCGTGGAGGATCACGACGACGACTACGAGCCGAAAGGCGTCGGGGGTGAGCAGGGTGTGCATGTCTGCGCTCTGCGACTGCAAGCCATCATTCGCAGCGACTAACGGAGCCATATCATGGTTAAGAAACAAATCGGTTACGGGACCAAGCTGTACTTGTCCACCAATACGACCAGCTCGACCGGGGACTGGACGCAGATCGGCGGGTTGCTGAGTTGCCCAGGCCCCGACGGCACGGGCACCGACGTCGACACCTCGACGATAGACAACGCCACCGAGTTCAAGACGTACCAAAGAAGCGACGTCGACCCCGGAACAATGAACGTTACGGTCGCTTACGGCTCGACCGACAGTGCGTCAAAGGTGCTCGGCACGGCCTACGGCAACGGGGACATTTACAACTGGAAGGTCGAGTTTCCGTCGACGACCACGCCGGACGAAACGTTTCTCGGGTACATCAATTCGATGGGCCGGGCCTTGGAAAAGGACTCGATGATCACCCGGACCTTTGGGATCAAAGTCAGTGGTGACCCGGGATTCCCGAGCACGTAAAGGACACACATGAAGACGCTGGACAAAGCCGGATTGTTGAAGGCAGGCGATCTGCCGAAAGAGGCCATTGCGTTGCCGCGCGACGCGGGCCACGTGTGGATCCGCTCGATGCGCGCCGACGAACGCAGCGAGCTGGAGGCGATGCACGCGCAGTTGGATGTGGCAACGAAGCCATGGCAGTTTCGCTTTGAGCTGCTGGTGCGCACGGTATGCGATGAGGCGGGCGCGCCGATGCTTGCAGCGGACGACGAAGACGCACTCAAGGCGTTGGCTGCCGACACCGTGGAAACGATGTTCGAGGCGGCGTGCCGGCTGAACGGCTTCAGCAAAGCCGAGATTGACGAGCAGGAAAAAAACTAGCCAGCCGGCCGGTGCAACGGTTGTTGTTCCGGCTGGCTTTGAAGCTCGGGTATCCGCACCCGCGATAT